CATCATGAACATCTTTCATTGTGTAGGGTGTATATGTCATGCGAAAAAGTCCTCCAATGTCATTTGTGTTCCGTAGGAACGGTCAATCTTCCAACCAATCTGATTCATGATAAAAGTCAGCGGTTCAACAAAAGCCTTGTCGAATTGTGTATCATAGTCCAAGTGAGAGTGAATGTCAAGTTCTTTTGGTAACTTGGTGATAAACGAAATTACATTCGACTGCATACGATTAGGTGTCCTCATGTTAAGGAACTTAATCTTGTCACCCTCTTGAATGAGTGGATACTTGTTAATCAACTTCTGTTCACGAACAAAGTGGTTGTATAAGAGAGCGCCCTTGCAGTGCATAGGCGTCCCCTTCATAAAGATGTTAGAACTGTCACTCCAGTTTCTCAAACCATTTACAGAACGAGGGAATGCAATATCTTCTGGGGGAAGTTTCATGAACTCTTCACGAAACTCTTGGATGAAGTTGTTTACATCCTTCTCATTACCAGACATGATAATCTTCAGTGCCTCTTTAATCTTGTCACGACAAGGGGCAGGGGTAGAAGACTTAACCGCCTCGATACCCATAATCTTCAGAGTTGGTTCTTTGAAACGAACACCTTCCATGTCATAGACATTCAAGATGTATCTTTTCTTTGCAGTCCAGATACCCTTGTCAGCAATCGCCTCACGAGCCATTTGCATTTTCTGTTCGTATGCGTTTACATACGAAGCAAGAGCTTGATAACTCTTATCAATAAAAGGTTCAATTTTCTCTCGAGCAACAGTGTCAAGGAAGTCCACAATCCGAACCTTACCCTCACCCTCCGATACATCACTTCTTTCCTTAAACACTGAACATACAAGTTCATCAAAGCGAATGTAAACCGAGTCCGTATCTGACGCAATAACATAATCTACTCCTGTAGTCTTCAACAGTTTGTTGAGATAGATATTGAGTGACTTCTCAATCCAACGAATTGCAAGTTGTCCAGAGGTAGTGATACCTTCTGCAATTCGCAAGTCGTAGTAACGAAACCATTCATTACCAATCGCACCATATGCTGAGTTCAATGAAATCTTCCTTGCCATTTGGATGTTGTTGAAACGAGAAACATCTTTTAGATATCTAGCGTCCTTCGTATCTTCATACTTTTGTTTTGCATCCAACATCTTCTTCTTATATACAGTTCGATCATTATACATCGTCTGCATCATCTCAGGCAGGAAGCCCTGTTTGTCTTTACTGAAGATTGCACCGTTAGGAGTAAAGGTTACATTCGATGGAACAGAAACCTTTCTACCACCCAACAATGCATCCACATCAATCCCATCAACAACATCATCAGACAGTGTTTCTGGGGAAATGTTGTATTGCATAATAAGGTGTGGATATAGAGAGTTCAAGTCAAAAGACATAACCCACTTGTGTTGTCCAACCTGTGGCTCTTTTACATATGCACCAACATACTTCTCACCCTTAGATTTGTGTCCCATCTTTTGTGGAATGACAACCTTGCGTTTGAGAAGATGATTGTAAATAAGAACATCCCAATATTTCACAGAAGTGAATGAGTCAGTCATATTTACTTTGGCCTCGTATGTCATAGTCAACAACAAGTCGATAAGTTTCATCTTGTCATCAAGTCTGTCTACGAGTTCCACATCGGTGATGTTGTAGTCAATAAAAGATTGATAGTCTTCAGTATACCACTGTCGAAAAGTCTCATAAGGATTCTCATCCTTGCGTTCACCAAGTTCGACAAAGGCAATATGGTCGAGTCGATAAGACTCTTGGTTTGTGTATGTAAACTTACGATAGAGTTGAAGATAATCCAAATCTTGAACCCCAAGAATATCATACACCATATCCTTTTTACCGTAACCAGAATTGACATGACGAGAGTTGACAACACCCCAAGGCGAAAGTCTCTTCATGGCATCTTCGCCCATAACAGACTTGATGCGATTACAGATATAAGGAATATCAAAGAATTCTGTGTTCCAACCAGTGATGATGTCTGGATAGTCAGACTCCCACCATGCAAGGAACTGTGCAAGAAGTTCTCGTTCAGTTTGACATTGGATATACTCCACATCATCACGAGATGTGTGATATGGATGCAATCCCCAAACAAGTATCTTGCCTGCGTTGTGATCCTTCACAGTAATAGACAACATAGGTTCGATGGCCTGGTCTGCGAAAGGAAAACCATTCTCACACTCCACCTCAATATCAATCGTGACAATCTTCATTTGTGAAGAGTCGAACTGAATCTGTTGTGGATACTTTTCTGAGATGTAGGTGTAGGGGAACTGTGTCATACCATACACAAGGTGTGGTTGACTTTCGTATTGTGCAACAAAGTCCTTTGCCTCTTTGATAGAGAGGAACTTCATTGGATTGACATTCTTACCCTCTAGGGTTTTCCAGCCAGTTTCCTTCTGCACAGGCACAAAGAGAGTGGGTTCGTATTTAACCTTGAAGTTACTACGAACACCATTCTCTACTGCACGAACTAGTAATTGGTTGCCCCACTGGGCAACATGTGTATAAAATCGCATAATATAAAGATACCACCATTAAGGGGAAATGTCAAGAGAAAAGGGGCATTTGTTCATCGCCAGTGAAGTGTTTGTCAATCATGTCGATGATATCCTGTGCTTCTGCGATTTTCTTTAACTCTTCTTCTACGGCCTCTGCAATATCAGAGTGTTCTCCAATACCAGCAGGGTTCTTTAGGTAAACGGCAATGTTTGCCTTATGAAGGGAAATCTTTCCTTCATTGTGATGTCGGATTGCATCAAGTAGTGTCATTATTATCTCCAAGTTTCCAATTGTTTCTATTCATAAAGATAGATAAGATTTCCTTTGAGATACTTCTCTTCTGGTCTTTGATGAGAGGCTTTGATGCAGCGTCTTTGTAAACTGCTTCGATACCCATCAGGCCTGGTGTAGAGTTTACCTCAATCATATAGGGTTTATCTTTATCTCTATTTTTAGATGGAATGAAGTCTACTCCAACAATCATACCATCCACTGCTTTCGCTGCCCGAATGGATTCTTCCTTTTCCAATTCAGTCAACTCATGTATCTCTGGTTCAGAACCCTGAGACACATTACTTCTGAAGTCATCACTAATTACAGGGCGTTTCATTGCACCAAGTATTTGTCCAGCGACAACAATGACTCTTACATCATAATCAGTCTTTATATATTCTTGCAGAAGAATGTCCACATATTCATCTTCTCTGTAAAGTAGTTGGATAATACTGTGAAGAGATTTCAAACTCTCAACCCACATAACTCCAACACCCCTAGAACCTGTAGATGTTTTCAGAATCATAGGGAACTTGTTACCAAGTTTTTCAGAGGCGGCATGCGCTCCTTCTGCATGTCTCACCAAAACAGTTTTTGGTGTATTAAATTCTTCTCTGTTAAAGACAACTTGATTATACCACTTGTCTCCACAAATGTCATGACATTTTGTAGAATTAATTACAGTGTAACCGTGTTCTTCTAGATTATTGATAGTTACCCACCAAGAGCGGTTTCCAAGTTTAACAGTCGAACCCAACCCCCGAGCCATTACAAGTGTGTCTTTAGGGTTTATTCTAAAGGGTTCTTCGTATTTCGCATCTGCCTTCATAGTAGGCAGATCTGCTTTACCATCTTCCCCAACAGGAAAAGAGTAAACCAACATATCATCTCCATCCGGCTCCATATAAGAACCAGAGAATTCTGCAAGGAATACTTCAATACCCATACTCTTCGCAGTCTTACGAATCATTGGCCCAGTCTCGTTAGGGTCAAGAGGGTCGTCATGCGAAAGAATGAGTAGTTTGTATTTCTCTTCTTTTGGTTCTTCTGTAATGAAGTTGGAAAAAGATACTGTCACCTATTGTTCTCTCTTCTTACCGATATTATACTTAGTCTCCAAATCCCACTCATTTTTCTCTTTAAAAGAAATTACTTTAATTTGTGATAGTGGTGCTTTGGGTTCTGAGTCCCCCACAATTTCAACAAGTCCCCAATCACCTAGTAGTGCGGCGATAGAGTTTCTGCGAGAGATATCGTTTTCTGTTATGTTTGTGTCTTTACCGTCTAGAGCGAATAACTCTTTAAAGTGAACAATAAAATATTTACCTTGTTTGTGTAGGATATGACACGACTGATATAATTTTCTTTCTTTACGAGATGCCACCCCAATACGAGATAGTGTCTCACGAACCTTTAGGAAGTCGTCTGGTTCTTTTAGTTTTACTTCCAGCATCCTTTCGGGCTGCCACGCAAATTCATTCATTTTCTTCCACCTTTATTCAAACTATCTTTGATAGCGATTATCTGTTCATTGTTTAGTATCGCAAGAGCAGCCTTGGCCTTTTCATTACTATATCCATAATACTCTTTTACATACTCAAGGTCTTTTATTTTACTTGCCTTTACCCAAGGCGCATATCGTTTCTTAGACCTAATAGTATTTAGTAAAAAGTCATATTGTAACTTGGAGTCCAAGTGGTGGCGTTGATTGATTTCGTTGACAAACATAATGGTATCATTAAATGGTGCAAGGCACTTATTAATGATATAGGGAGAATACTTCTTCTCCCACATAGGGTCGTCCCCATCCATTAGATTGTCTTTAGTTTGATTGATAGAGTTGAGGTAGTCTTTTAATTCATAACTCATTTGAACTTCACCTGTGTCATAATCTCAATCATGAATGCGAGCATGTTGATTTCTTGGTCGGCAACAAACGCAGACTTGTATTGATAGTCTGCAACTGCAAGAACCAAGTGAGGCACAGTTGATGGTTCAATCTCATCATAGAGTGTGTCGTAGATTTTACGATACACACGAGAAGGGTCGTTATCTAGATTGTTTGCAACCCATTTACGAATAGACTTGAAGTCTTTCTCTTTGATGAAAGCAGTCAAGTCCTTCATATTTGTTTCTGAGATATTGACAAGAATACCAGTGTCAATCATACCAGAAGCAGAGTAACGCTGTAGTTCATTTAGAACTCTACGCCAATCTGGAAAGTGTTTCTCCACAACACCAGCGACAGCCTTCGGTTCATACTGAACACCTTCAGTATTAAGAATGTCTTGCACTCTTTTGAAGAACTGTCCAGCGAGTTTAGGTTTATCAGTAGTTGGTATCTTAAATTCAACCACAGAACACCGACTGTGAAGAGGTTCGATGATACGGTTCTTGAAGTTACAGGTAAGAATAAATCCACAGTTCTTATGGAACTCTTCAATGAACCCACGCAGAGCAGGTTGTGTGGATTGTGGATTCAGATAGTCTGCCTCATCCAAGATAACAAACTTGCGTTGTCCATCCATAGAGACAGTAGACGCAAAGTTCTTAATCTTGTTTCTGAGAACATCAATACCTGATTCTTCAGAACCGTTAATCATCATGTAAGTAGCGCCCAGTTCCTCAAGCATTGCTTTGGCAACTGTGGTCTTACCTACACCAGGCCCACCTGACAATAGTAGGTTAGGGATATAACCCTCATCTACAAAGGTCTGGAAAGTCTTTTTCAAATCATCAGTAAGAATAGTCTCACTGATTTTGGATGGACGATATTTCTCCACCCAAAGCATCACATCATTCATAATATACTCCTTGCTTGTTAAGAATGTTTTACATATGATACATTAACTGGGTTAATGTAAGGTATATGATACATTACGAAGCTTCAAGGGCGATAAAATATTCAACTGGTTTGTTTACATTTGTAAAGTGAGAGATACCTTTTGATGATACTTCTACTTTATAGTTACCAGACAATAGTTTTAGATTTTCAACTTTGAAAAAGTATGTGAAATCAGATGGTGCATTTTCACCAACAGTGATTGCAAAGTCGTTAGAAGTTTCATTCTTACGATCAGTTACAGTCAGACTGATATCACCACCAGCAGTTCCTTTAAGAACCACATCAGGAACACCAAGAACAGCAGATGCCTTGAGAATCTGATTGAATGTATCTTGAGTAAATGTAAACTCTACATCAACAGATGGCATTTGGATTTCAGTCTTTGGTGTGGTGACAACAGAAGGGTCACTGAAGAAGTAGTTTACAGAACTACCACCGCCTTCTTCTTTAAGTTTTACTGCCTTGTCACCAAAGTCCAATGTTGGTTCTTTGAATAGTGACAGTGCAGATAAGAATTCGTTCAAATCATAGATGGCAAATTCGTTATCAAAGGTGTCTGGAATAGATGCCTTTGCCACGATGTTTTTCATCGCAGACATTGTGTTTATCACATTTCCATTCTTTACCAGAAGGTTCTGGTTGATGGATGAGAAATTCTTTAGAACATCTCGTGTATCATTACTAAGTTTCATTATCTACTTCTCCTGAGTATCATGATTATGTAGAGCCATTATACCATAATGGATCACTTTGAGCAAGTCATTTCTGTTCTTGCCGTCCTTCTTTCCATATCGTTGTGAATATTTCAAAATATTACCGATACAGAAACCTTCGCCATGGCCCGAGTCCATGATGAATTCTGTTGCTTGAAATTTGTTATGGGAATAGTGTTGGTTGTATGTGCCGTCAATGTATTCTTTCAACTCTTCAAGAATACGGCCTTCCGAATATTTGTAGTCAATATTTTTCACAATTTACATCCTATAGTAAGTTCACATTATAATATCAAAAAGAGGGGATAATGTCAATACATTTTTCCCCTCTACTCTGAGACTACTTGATATCAATTATACGAGGCTTCTTTTCCTCTGGGATAATTCTCTCAAGTTCTACATTAAGTAGTCCATTCTCAAAGGTCGCACCCTTCACAACTACATCATCAGACAAGGTAAAGGAACGAGTGAATGCACGATTTGAAATACCTTTGTGTAGGTAGTTTGTTTCGTCTTTCACATCTTCTTTCTCTTTTGTTTTGATAACAAGAGAGTTTTCCTTACTTTCGATTTCGATGTCATCTTTACCGAAACCAGCAACTGCAATCTGAATTGCATAATGCTCGTCATCAGTCTTTACGATGTTGTATGGGGGATAACTTGGAGCCGAGGTATATGTCTCGTCAAAAAGTCTATCAAACATTCTATCAAATCCGATAGAATAAGTGCGAACCCTTTCAAAAGGGTCATTTAGTAGAGTAGTATTTACCATTTTGTTTCTCCTTTATTAAGCAAGATACTATTGTGATACCCATTAGGCATATCACAGGTTTATTTATAATGGTAGTTTTTTGAGCGGAAACTACCAAAACCGTATTTTGCGACACAGAGTAGGTATATTAAAGTGTCAACAGGACGGCTTACGAACTGCACCCTAATATTATATAGGTATCAAAGGGGGATTTTTCAACCCCCCTCTGAATTTTTTTTATGCAGCCTCGGCGTATTCAAGCGCCTTGTCTAGGGCATTCAACTTCACCTTACGGTTTCGTCCATACCATGCAGACTGAAGACGAGAATCACCTTCACGGCCTTGCAAGTGGTCTGTCATGTGAGTGACAGAGTTAAATGCAGTCCACCACGAACCTTGTGCAAAGTTAGCGCCAGGTTGTGTATCCAAGTTCTCATAGGCAATCTTTGCATTACGAGAAGTGAATGGGATTACATTATCCACTTTTTCTTTCGCAGGGGCACCGAATACCTCATTGAAGTATTGGATTACATTGTCAGCAGTGTAACGCTTGTTTCCAAGAAACTCTGCCATTGACTTGTATTGTTCCATCTTCTCACGGGCAATACCCATCTGCTCTTTCACCATGTCTGGGTCAAATGCCTTACGGTGATTTACCGTAACCATCTTATCAGATTCTTGTGACAGAGACAGTGTAAGAGTATTGTTACATACTACACGAATCGGTGTCATACGAATGTTGATAGACTTACCAAACTGGTGTGGATTTGTGAATAGGAAGTAGTTGTCTGTCACATCACCATTGAACAACTCGAAAGACTCTTTGGTCTTTGCAAGCGCCCAAACCATTTGTCCATTTTTCAATGAACCAGCAGTGTGCATTTCCATGTCACCTGCCATTACATAGTCATGGAAGAACTCAAATGCTTCTGAGTTCTGAACTGGATTCCAACCTGTTCCGACAACATCTAGAACAGTATTATCAGAAGAGCGAACAAGCGCTTCTTTGTTTGGAACAATCACACCTTGTGGTGTAACCAGTTTTTCTTTGCGAACTTCCCAATCTAGTCCAGCAACCTTTTGGAATTGGTCAGGAGTTAGGTCTGGAGAAACTTTCGTTCCCAAACCATGCCAAGGGACATCACCGACATAAGCCATTTGTGCCTGTCCATTAACGATTTCAAGTTCATGTGCCATAATATAGTCTCCTTTTTCTCAACTTACTTATACATCATATATTGTTTTAGGAACAAAGTCAAGATGTTTTTGAAACATTTTCAAATAAATCTTTCGCACTGACGAAAGAACCATCTTCCAGAGTGAGTTTGATATCTGGCATTCCACCAAAACCAAGATGACGGTCTACAACCTTCACACCATTGATTTCTGTGGTAGTCCACATATCTTCCATGTGTTTTTTAAACTTAGGGTCAATCATTCTCTGTTCCTTTTCTCAACTTACATATACAGTATAGTTGTTCTAGGAACAAAAGTCAAGATGTTTTTACAACTTTTTTCATCTTTTTTATGGCACGCTTTTTACCCATTTCCAGTTTCAACTTAGACACGAGTTGCGTGAAATTGCGTCCTTCCATATGGTCATACTCATGTTGGAAGATACGAGCGGTGAGTCCAGAGAACTTGGATTTCTGAGTTTCCCCATCCTTATCCATGTATTCAAACTCAATAACCTTCGGCCGTTTGACATTCAAGAACAAATGTGGATAAGTTAGGCTACCTTCCATGAACATCTCTGTATCTTCAGATTCCCAAATAATCTTGGGGTTCATGAATAGTGCAACATCCTTTTTGTCTAGATTTATATACATGACGAATGCACGAATAGGAAGTCCACACTGATTTGCAGACAGTCCAATACCACCCATTGCAGACATTGTGCCTGATAGGTTCTCTGGTAGTTCTACTGGTGTTTTGTTGTGTTTGTCTTTGAGTTCTTCTATGGTGAACTCATCCATCTTAATGTTGAGGATAGGGTTGTTAGGTTCTCGTAGTTTATAAATCATGATTGAATACCTGTGCAATGTTTTAC